ATTCCCGTTCTACTTACAAATAAAAAGCGCTGGAAGCCCAGTAAAATCAAGGCTTCCAGCGATAATATTCCGAGTGGGTTTAACATCACATATATTTATTTCCCTGTTTACTATCATACATGATTAGCTACTAATCCTCAATGAAAACAACAAATTCCCTTTCGCATTCCCCGATTGTCCACAATCATCCACGAACTTGAATTCTCATTTCGGCACCATCGCGGCACCAATTGCTTTTACGGCACCGTTTTCTAGGCACCAAACACGGCACCAATTCCACGGCAAAAATCTACGTCAATTAGACGTATAAATCAGTCATCTCTTACGTCTATATGACGTATGATGTGCTATAACCCAATGAGGAGTGATTCGGTAATGAAGCAAACAGTCTATCGCTATGAGTACCAATCTGACGGCAATCGGATACGTTGCATCAGGGCACGCGAGGAAGAGGTCAATGAGCAAGCAGAAGCCATGAAGGATTTGGCGGCGTGGGGAATCGTTATCGCAGGACTAATTATTTGTGGGGTGATCTTACTATGATCATGAAGTCTTTCCATACTCGCATGGCTGAAATCTGCACCGTCAACAAGACGCGCGAGCTTCGACATGATGAGATTGAAGAACTCGACCACTGTCTCCAGCAGAACGCCAATTACATCTGGGAGATGCTTCGGCTCAAGAACCTCTCGCTCATGGCCTCGATGATCAACGACACCGAATGGCAACACGAGTTATGCCGTGAGATCGACGAACTAGCAGACGACCCGCATGCATCAAAAATAAAAAAGCCCTGACCCCAAGAGGTCAAGGCACCAAACTCCATTAATAGGGTATGCGACTGAGCGCAGCGAGATGCTGCGCTTTTCGCTGTTACTGTGTTGCTTGTCCACTTGCTTTGCGCAACTCGTTCGCCAAGCGGTTGAATTCTTTTTTCGCTTCTGGGATCTGCACGGTCGCCGCATAGCCTGCGCTCAGGAATTTAATGATTGCATTTGCATCTTCTGGTGTAAGCATATACTCATTCTCCTCTACAACATATTTTTCGAAGAAAGACTTTTCCATGGCATTAGTATCCACGTTGCCACTGATCCCCTTAACCTTACCTACATCGGTATATTGGAACACCGACCACTTGTCCCATGTGCTATTCGCCATAGGCGTGCTTACGCCATAGTGAGCGATCCACAGCGGGTACGACGCCAGCTGATTGCCGAGATACGACTTCGCGAAGCTGGCACCTGTGTAAATCATTGTAGGATGCCCAGTAAGTCGCTCCACCTCTTGAAGCCATGCCACGCACCACGCCGACAGCTTCCCACCGCCAACACTTGCCGCATCACCTTCCACATCCAAGACGTGAGGGAAGTCAGCAGCATACCCCTTCACCGTATCTGCGAACTTTGCCGCCTCGACCAGCGCGCTATTGTTTTCGGGATGCGCATAATGATAGAAGCCAACCTTCACGCCTGCCGCCACTGCCGCCTTCGCGTTCGTGCTGAATTTGGTATCGACTCCCGTGCGGCCTTCTGATGCTTTGATAAACGCCCCTTGTACGCCATCCGCTTTGACAGATACCCAGTCGATCGCCCCTTGATGGTGCGACACGTCAATGACTTTAATGTTACTTGCTGCTTTCGCTTGCATCGGAATCCCCCTTAGAAACCTTGTACAAACCAACCGAACCAAGACCAATAACAACGATAGCCGCGAGCGTCGACTGCACTGCGTCCGGCACAACAACAAACATGGCAGCAAAAGCAAGCGCCGCCACATTGTAGTGACGGCGCGGTACTTTGTATTGCTTCAGCACACCAACCAGTGCGGCAACGCATGGTGTAAGCATTAAAATTTGATCGGTATCCAACTTAAGCACCTCCACGGTAGAAGAATCCTAGCACGGCAACAATGATGCTGCCGAACGTCGTACGCCACAGCCATTTACGATCATCCTCAAGGTCCTTCACCTTATCATTCAAATTCTTTGTATTCTCCTCGATGCGTGTCAGCCGCTGCAGTATCTCTGGGAAGTAATCCTCATTTGCCATGTCCCCCACCGCTCCTCACCTCGCAGCCCGATTTATCTCGCTGATCGTACGCACATCTTGTCCTCGCTGCTGCTCTATATATTGAATGTAATCTTGTAGCTTACTGAGCTCGTCCAGTAGCTTGTAATAATCGTACTTATTCACGTCGTAATCTTTCAGCAGCGAGGATATGCCAAGCGTTTGTCTTAGCGCCTGATCGGCCTGATCGACATCTCCTTGATCCTTGAATGTCGTCGTTGCCATACGAGTCGGCTGTCCGCCAAGCTGTTCAAGCACGTAATTGAGCTTCGGATCAATACCGAAATCAAGGGCGGTGCCAGGTAAGTTATAGTTCGTCTTGTCTCCCTCGTACTTCTTAATCTCTTTGTTCGTAAAGAAACTGCGATTCAGGGATAATTCAGCCGGCAGTTTCAGCAGTGGGTTAACTGATCCGACAAGCAGCTTGAGCGGATCGTCCAACCGGGTTAAGTCACCGAGCGGCAGGTTCAAGCCGAGAATCTTACCCGTGCCCGTCTTGTCATTGCCGTAGACAGGAAGCGCGAACTGTTCCTTCATATAATCCGGCATCGTCTCTTCATCGAGCCCGACTGCATCCTGTGCATTCTCCCTAACCGTATTCACCTTTGCATATTTGCGTGGGTCCGAGGTAATCTGCTTCAGTTGGAATGGAATGTTGTTGCGCATCCACCGATAGAACGGCACCGCCCGAGTCACGTACTCCCGTTCGAAGTTCGATAGCTTGTTGTAATCAAACTGCGTTTCTCTTACCTTCGCCGCGGCCTGCTGAGGCGTTAACCCTTTATCACGAGCCCACTTGTACATGGCGAAGCGCGAGACCTGGTCTACGACAGCACCTGCCTCACGGCTAGTTTCTGGCAAATTGACTGCACGTCTCAGGAAGGATTGTTCACCGCGCTGTACGGATTTCTCAATCGCCTTTTCTGGATCGACACTACGCACGAAATCTACCTTGGATAGCGCTTCGGCACCTAGACCCTGCTTACGGTATTCCTCGAAGAGCTCGCCGCCTTTGCCCCTCAGCGCGTCAGCTACATCCTTGGCCGCGCCTGATGTGTATTTAACAAGGTTTGGCATACTCATGCCGCCCACGTAATTATTGAACATCGCGCCTGCCAAGTTGCGGGCATGGTATGCAGGAGACAGCAACGCTAGCTTTTTCCAGTTGTTCAGCACTGCGTCATAGGACTTGAGCATCGATTGTATACCTTCGTCCGATGTTAGCTTTTGGTAACGGTCGAGTGCATTCTTTGTTGCCTTCGTCACTAGGTATTCGCCACCGACTTCATCAGCTAGCGCCGTCGCTCCCTCTGGTACCTCTTCGCCGGCCTTAATGAACTTATAATTATTCGTATCGATGACGACCTGATTCGGCTTGATATCCATCCCCTTCTTGTACTTGGTTGCGAAGTCGGGATTGCTCAGCACTTTACGTCGGAATTGCACAGCCTGAACGTAGTCAATGAGCTGCTTCTGACCGATCGCGGTTGAAAAGAACGCATTCGGGTTGAAGAACTCACGACCTACTTGTTCGTTGATGTCCTCAGCGCTACCGCTCAATTCACGAGCGTTCACAACCTTCTTATTCGGGTTTCCTGTACCAACAGCACCTCGATCAACACCAGCTGGGGTTCGCCGCTGACGCGATTCACGTTCAGCCTTGGAGAGGACGTGCTTCATATATCCTTCCATCTCGCTGATGTGGATGCCGTTGTCAAGCGCATACTGCCGAATCTCATCATTGCTCCGCGTCAGTTGTCGTGCTGCTTCTCTAACATTCACGTCATCAGACAATTCTCGTTCGGCGCGTGGTATCTCGCGTTGCTCGATGATTGGATTTTGCTTCGACGCTGTGAACTGTTCGATGTCGTCCTGGTGCTGTTTAATCTGAGCAGCAGTGTTATCCTTCAAGCCGGTCGCCTGCGTACGCAGATCGTTCAGTTGTGTCTTAAGCTCGTCCCTTTGCTTCAACATCACATTAAATGCTGGACTAGCACCCACCTGTGAGAAGGCTCGGCTTTGCGCAAGTTCGTCGATGTTAACCGGCTTATTCTTACGCCCAGCCAGTTGTCGGAGTGCTGCATTCTCTCTACTAAAATATTGTCGTCTGATTTGCTTATCAAGCCTGCTTAGCTGATCGGCAGTATCGGCGATTTGCTTGTTAACACCGCCAAGCTCCGTCGTTCTCGATACGCCAAGAGGCTTCACGCTGTTCGCGGGGATAAAAGTATCTTCATCCTTGAAACGGATCTCCTTCCCTGCCGATCCGTTTCGAACCTCTTCAATCTCGAGTGCCTTTTCCCCCTTTAGGCGCTTACCATTCTCACCTATACGGTATGCCTTATCGCCAACCGCCATCTGTTCAAGGCTCTTAGGTGTGTAGAAGTTATCTTTCAAATCACCTTCGAGTTCAGTAATGCGGTTACGGCTATCATCGATTCGATTCTGCAACTCTCGCTTACTCGTCGTTGTACCACCGCCTGGCAGCTCGAACGCTTGAATGTCCTCGAACTGCTTTAGAGGTGCTTCCATGATCCGCCCAACATCCGCACCCGCATCGAGACCACCTGCCAACTTCGCAGCATCCACGACCTTACGCATAGACTCGTCAGCCATATAGCGCCTTGTTGCCTCTGTCTCCTCACCCAGATCGCGCAAGAAGTTATTACCGCGCTGCCCGCCAAGGGTTTCATCTATGCGGTAATCACGATTGAAAGCATAGCCGAGACCATCCTTCGCCTTTTGGGCAGCTGGCCGCAGCGTGTTCTCGGAGAAGCGACCGAAGGCCGGAAGCTTCTCCAATGTGCCATATGATACCTTGCCTAGACCTTTCGCTGCATCGGCAACTCCTCTACCGACCTTGGTGAACGCAGCACCAGGTACATACATGAGCGGATCGAGCGCAATCTCAAGCCCCGTTCCTAGAACTGCCTTCATAAGCTTGTTGTGAACGCCAGCGCGCTCCATCAGGTCAGAGCCATGCGTCCTCTCCTGCCCGCTGAATCCCTTCCATGCTGCCTCACCGAACTTGTCACCGCCCGTCTGCTTTTCGTTCAGCATGCCGAGAATGGCTTGAGATGGCCTACCTAGGAGCTCCAGAGCATCGAATATGAAGTTCTGACCTTCTGGTAAATTCGTTGCCTTCTCGAACCAATTACGGCGGTCGGTGTCTGTCTTAACGTTAACGCCCACATCCTGTAGACGGGTGCGGGCGTTTGTGATTTGCCGTTGCACGGCTGCTGAAGGGTCGTCATCCTTATCAGTTGAACTAGAACTCTGACGACTCCATTTATTGCGAACGCCACTGGAGAACGGCATTTCATTCCCTCCTTAACCTTGTGTTAGGCGAGGACCGTACAGGCTTTGCCACGTTTGGAAGTCTACGCCGCCAAGTCGGCCATTCGCTGACTTATACCACGAGAGGTAATCGAGAGTAGGATAGCCTTTCGCTTTAGCCTCTGCTTCCACTTCCTTGTCGCTCTTGGCGCCCGATGCCGCGATTTGATCCTGAGTAGCTGCAGGCGCCTGTGTCGACGGCGCAATTTGCTGAACAATGCCTTGCAGATACTTAGCATCCTCGGCACTATATAGCCCGAGTGACAAATCGTCTTGAATCTGTTGCCACGCCTGTGCCGGGGTTAACTCGCCCGCCCGAAGCGCGGACAATAGGGCGCTGCCCTCTTGTTGTCTTTCAGCAGCGGTGAGTCCTGTACTTGCCGCGTTTTGGTCACTCTCTTTGTTCGCTGCAAGTCTCTCTTGCAAAGCCCGATCAGCTGCATTGTCCGACGCGCGTTGCGCCCGGTCAGCAGCAGCAATAGAAGCTGTTTGTGCACGGCTTGCTTGCTGTTCAGCGAGATTCGCATTGAACTGACGGGTCGATTCAAGCAACGTACCGGCTGGAATGCCCGTGAGATTCGCAAGCGAATCCGAAACTTTACCCATTTGCACCGACTCTGTCCACGCATTTTCAAACGCTTGCTGCTGTGCGGCGGTTGTTTGCTTGCCTTTGTACATGCCGGTGAGTGCCGCCTGCTGGATTTCAAGCAACTCTTGTTGCTGCGTGTCCGTAACCTTGTCACGTTCCGCTTGGTACTGCGTTTGGTAAGCTTGGTCACTGCGCCCGCTAAGGTAGTTAACCGCATTGTACAGGTTATTGATGCCTTCCTGAGTCCGCGTGTCGTAAAGTCCTTGTTGTCCAGTCAGCGCGTCGAGATACGTTCCCAGCGCCGCAAGCTGCTGCTGTTGCTTCGAATCATAAGCCGCTTGCAGCTGCGGTACAACCTGCAGCTGCATGTACTCGTTCTCGTCGTTCTGGATGCTCTGAGCCCGGTCGGCAAGGTTGGTCGAACGACCAAATCCAGAAGCGCCCATTGACTCCTGCGCCGCGCGTGTTGACTTCTGCGCCGCCCGGTCAGCCTGCGCTTGATAGGCTGCATACTCATCGCTGTTGTACACGTCGTAAGGCGTTTGGTTCGTCAACTTGTCGTAATAGGAGGCCAATGTATCCGAAACTTGCTGATCATATGGGTTCGTCGTTGTATTGTTCAGAGCACTGAGGTAATTGTCCTGTGCCGTCTTCGTCGCTTGGTTTGACGTATAGGTGTTGTAGGTGTTGTACGTGTTGTTGTATGCCGTAGGGTCCGCGTAGGATACGCCACCGCTAACCGTTGTCGGCTTAATGAAGTTCTGTCCGTCGATCGTGACATAGCCGTTGCTGTATCCGATGCGGCTATTGTCGATCCCCTTGGCATTGAGGTCTGAACGTATTCCGATCATGCCCGTTGTGTCTTGAGCACTTGCCATATCGGCGTCCCCTCCTTACGTTTGATCATGCGTGTGGCCTGTCGCTGCGGACCAAGAGACAAGCCCGCTCACGGTTACGCCGTCCGTTGTCGTGGCTAACCACGTTCCAGGAGGAATGCCGTGATTATGACCGCCAGCCGCCGAGGTTGCATTTCCAACTGTCGCCTTGGCATTGAGCGCAGTTTGCAGCGATTGTCCAGCTGCCACGCTGCGAAGTTCGCTCCACGAGTCGAACTGAATGCCTTCGAGCCCTTGCGTTGTAAGCTTGATAGGCCCCGTCCCTGACCAGAGATTCAACCCCCACAATCCTTTGATCTCCATCTCTTCCGGTGCCTCAATTTCACCCACAACAAAATCGCCCGCACCAAAGATAATGGCGGGGCGATCATTGGTACCGAAAGGTACGACTTTAATCCAATCATTTTCAGATGAATATGCACCGATCAGGTTGTCGTCGTAGTTCAGTTCAACGTACGGGTAGCCTTCAGCGCTTCGAATTCGCGCTGAGGTCATAGTTACGTTGCCGTTAATATCGACCTCAAACGTGTTGTAGGAACCGTTGTTTACCACCATACCATCGCCATCGATTTGAATGAAGCCGCTATCTAGGTCACTTCGAACCGTCACGACATTGGCGTCCAATGTCCCTGTGTAAATCGAATCTGCTGTAATGCGTCGGACGTTCAGATCGTCAAGATTAAGCAGCAGCCAATCCAAGTCGCGCTGAAGCTTTACGACATAATCAATAAGTTGTTGACTACTCGGATTATCTGCCAGCTGCGGCAAATCAGGAGTCGGACACATCGCCGTCGCCGCCTCTCATTGCTTCAACTGCCGCAATCGCGGCATGCAGTCCTGCAATGTTCTTCTCCTGTGCCGCTATCTGCTCTTTAGATGAGTTAGTCGCCCTCAGTGCAGCGAGGTTTAGTTCAGCATCATAAATCCGTAGCTTGTACGTTCTTACGCGGCTATCAATCAGCGCATCCTTCTCTTTTTGTGTCAGTTCCATAGAAGCCTCCTATCGCTGCACGCGGCAGACTTTGAAATATCGTTGCATCTTCTGTATTTCAGCAGGGCCAACGCCTGAAAGTCTGAATTGTGCGAAGTTCGTTAGCGGCAGCGTGTCAAGCGGAATAATCATATTGCGGCTCTGTGCAATGTCCGCGCCGCCTGCTGGATTGTAAGCGATCGTCGTCCACGTCAATCCTTGGTCAGTGCTATACTCCACGGTGAGCGACGTGTCAACGGGGAACGTGCCTTGCAGATGAAGTTCCTTGTACTGCTTTTCAGCTTCCGCATACCCCTCGTCAAACACCTTTGTCACAATACTCCAAGGAATAGCGGCTCCATTGTCGTCCGTGCCGTCATTAATCTTGTACGTTTGACCGTTTGCATCTCCGACATACGTTTGGTTGTTGATTCGCCCAGCGTAACGGTAACTTTCGTCATGCGCGACTTCACGCCATATGTTGAAGCGCGGATCGTACATGAGCCTTACGTTTGGCTCGTCGTACTCTCCAGTCGCTATGCAAAGGTAATAGCGAATACCGTCCGTAAACGCGCAACACCGTTCCAATGCCCCGCGATTCAAGTTGTTGAGATGCCCACGAACACGCTCGCCAATGGCGAACGGCTTGCCGCCTTGGTGTCCATAGATGTCGTTTTCACCGAGCCAATATATCGTGTCGCCTACCTCGACAATTGTTCGTGAAGAGATGCAGCCGATATCGTTGCTGACGGATACGAGCGCGTAATTGTAATAGTTCGTGCCCTTGATGACCGCCATGCTGTCCTTCTTCCAAACCCACTTGTCACCGTAGAACTCTTTCAGCCCGGTGATGTCGCCGCCGTTGGGCGTGTAATACTGCACGCTGCCGCTGTTTTCCGCGCTCGTCCAATCATCTTGATCTTGGAAGGCGCTGTAATACAGCACATCGCCTACCGCCATCCAGACACGCACGTTATCGTTCGTGATGTACTTAGCGCCTGCAGGAGGGCTGCCGCTGATGTTTAATAGTGACGTGCCATTCCACTTCTTCAGCTGCGTGCCATTGACCAATAGCAGCAGGTCATTGAAGTTCGTCGCGTCCCAGTCGGCATCGGCCCATGTGCCCGTAATGTTTGTCCACGTCCCAGCGTTGTCATACTGCAGCGTTGAACCTACGGCGCGGACGAGATACGCATTCCCGAAGTTGGCCATCAGCCGTGTTGCGCCGCTACCGGCTGCTCCATACGATGAACGACCTTTCCGTGTTGTGAGTGCAGGATGCCGTTCCGTGTCCCAGCCATACTCTGCTGCGCTCTCATTGTCCTTCAAATCAAAAGTGGAGAGCCCATTGTTGAGCCCTCCACTGAAATCTTGCTCCGCTCTATTGCTTCGGTTCGTTGTGCCGCTGTATATTGCGCCCATCCTGCTCACCTCGATCTGTACAAGGGTACAAATAAAGTTATTTAAAACTTATTATACATGTTTGACAACATGTTTCGGAGCATGTAATATATAGCCAAGGAGGTGAACAGCACTTGGCACGAAGAACATTTACCACAACAATCGACGATGAGATCCAAAAACACTTCAAAGAATCTTGCACGATTAACGGAGACAAAATGAATGACGTTCTTGAAGCATTCATGCAAGGATACATCAACGGCGAGTTTACAGTCGAGAAGGAAGTCAAATTCATCTTGAAAAAAATGCAAAACTAAAAGGGAAGCCGATGAACCCCGCTAAGAGATTCGGCTTCCCTACCACAAAAGCAATCACCCAAAGGTGTGCTACTGCTATTATAGCAGGTTTGTCCTCCTAACGGCAATGGTTGCTGAAAACAGGAGGGTTACAATGAAAAAACAGATCTCCGAGTATCCGCCGTATGAAGAACTTTACGACTCCTATGCGGACAACTTTAATCGACTCGCTGAGATTATGGAGGAGTTTGGTTTAGACCACTCCCTGCTTGATGACGTCTGCTCCTCACTCGAATGGCTTAATAAGTTAGATGTAAGATCTGCTTATCAGCAAGGAATTCAGGATGGTCAGCTCATTGCAAACGATGGCAAACATACCGTCGAATCATTTGATAAGCTTGAGCGGAGGAATGCCCTGTGAATTCCTTGACACTGGTTAAGAGTGATAATTTCGGAAGTATCCAATGTGACTTCTATGGTGACGATAACGAGATTTGGATGACCCGTGAACAGATTGGCAGGGCTTTGGATTACACTGTCCCGCTAACTGCAATTACAAAGATCCATACCCGTAACAAAGAACGTTTAGATATGTTTTCAGTAACTACCAAGTTGGTAGGTACTGATGGCAAGTTGTATGATACCTATATCTACAACGCCAAAGGCATATACGAAATATGCCGATGGAGCCGACAACCAAAGGCCAACGCGTTCTTTGACTGGGTGTATGAAGTGTTGGAAAATTTGCGCAAAGGTAAAACCGTCCTGGTTCAGAATGTACCTCCTCAACCGATGGAGCCTACAGTAACGGAAATTGAACGTGCTAAGGTACTTATTGATGTAGCAGATAAGTTTAAACGCCACCTACCGAACAAGTCAGTTCAAATCATTGTTGAAGAAGCTGTTGGGTTACTAGGTGTTAAGATTCCTGCGTCAATTGAAGATGATATTATTTCGCCACCGAAGCAACCAGCGACAAGTACCCGAAAATTGTCTAGCATCACTACCGAACGTCGTTCCATTGGTGGGTATAGTCTTGATGACATTGGACACATGATAGGAAAAGATTCCAAATTTGTAAACACACTAGCCACTAAGTATGGTTTGTATGCGTTGAAATTCGGTTCTTATTCCAAGGCTGGAATTCACCGCGATCCCCATAAACGTCCATTTTATTTCAATGAGAAAGGTAAAGAAGTGTTGATGGCACTTTTTCAACAAGAGCAATCTAAATGAGACTAATAATTACAGAGTTTGAGCAGGGCGAGAAATCGTTCTGCTTTTTTTTGCCTTACAACCCGGAAGGGATTAGATCAGCCACAGATGAACTCCTTGTACCTCGTCCACCGCTCCATTGTCCACGACGACGCGGCAACACATCACGGGGCGTATAATACTCCGGCTGCCGTAGCTTGTACTGTCGCTCATAGTCAGCTAACAACGCATTGTAATCCGTGGCAAAGTTGTTCTTATCATCGATCTCGCCTCGGGCCCGGGCAATGCGCTCCAAGCAACCGAGGACAAGCAGTTCTTGAAAGTCCTCTTCTAAATCAGGAGTCACCGTAAGATCGGATGCTGACAATGCTGCAGGCCGTTTATTGTAAATAAGGTAAATGGCTTTTCCTTCATCCGTTTCGGTCGGCATCGGGTTAATAAAAAGCTGATCTTCTAGTAATGAATAGAACTGTGTAGCTGAGCCAATCTGTTCTCCGCTTTCAATCGATAAGTAAGGCAGAGTAGAGAATCCGCTTGAGCCTACTGATCGTTTGATCATCACTTGCTTGATACCAAATCGATCACAGTTACTCGGAAGTTGATAGAAGGCAACACCGGCTTGGGTTGGGAATGTATCCGGAGGCGCCTCTTTCGGCACCTTCTGAAAAATCTGACACTGAGTAACATCCATCCATTCCACTTTTTGAGCTATTGAATAACTGTTACGATAGGTTGTATCAATTGTGTTTAGCAATTGTTGTATAGTCGGCATTGACTTATCCTCCTTTCCAAAAAGAAAAAGACGCTCAGAAGAGCGCCCGCCTGCACACACCAATAAAATAGCCGCCCGATATCAGGCGGCTTAGTGCTATATTGCTTTTTCGATTAGAACTTTGTTAACTCGTACCCGTTTGAATTTCATCGCTCGTTTCTCGATCAGATGCCATGACGCATATGCAAACACAAACGTTATCAATGCGGATACGATAAAGGCGATGTAAGGGTTCAACTCAAAGTTCTCAGAAAGAATCTGCTGAATCGGGAATGCGAATATATACATCCCGTACGAGAAATCGCCGTGCTTCGAAACACCCGGGTACTTGAACTTTGTTCCGAACACTAAGTAAAAGACAGCATACGCTCCTAGCACAAGGAGTCCTTCTTTCAGGTACCCGAGCCAACCGGCACAGACTAGCAGCAAGAGTGCTATCAGGAAGTAGCTGCCTCTCAACTTTATCGAATCCCTAAACAGGTAAAACACCATTCCGGCTGAAAAGTACGATAAGAAGTAAGCTGCGTTATCGATCAACGATACCGACAATTCCAGATGATCCACTGCAACAGTTGCTAGAAGTAACCCCACAGCGATCGGCTTGTTTAACTGGCGGAAAAAACCAAACAACGCAACAACCAAGTAACAGAAGAACTCGTATTCCAATGTCCATAACGAGCCGTTAACAGCGCTCGGAAAAACATTGTTTGTAAAGATTCCAGGTAAATAACCGCCATTACCAAGTGGATGCAGCAGTATCATCGTTAAGTACGTGTATGTCTCCTTGGAAGTGAAGTACTCGCTTGGCGATAATGTCGTTATAAACGGCCCCATGATAAACACCGTCAGCAACACCACGACGATCAACGCCGGGAATATTCGCAGCACTCGCGCTCTCAGGAATTTATATAGGTCCTGAGAGCGATCATAGCTCTGTGTAATGAGATAGCCACTGATTAAGAAAAAGATAATGACTGATACATTGCCTGAAGAAACCTGACCATTCGTAAGCAAATATAGCGGTTCCTTTTCTTTCGACCCCAAAAATAGATCGAATGAATGGGATAAGATGACAACCGTTGCCGCTATAAGTCTTAGAAGGTCGAGATTGTTCACCCGACCATAGATATCGCTTTTACTCAACCTCGCACTCCCCCTTCCTTATTTGATACAAATCGTAGCATAAATTTACATATTTTTTCAATATAAGTTTTTATGTCGGGAGTGTCTTAAGTCAGATAAAAAGAACGTTTGGCTACTAACGGTTCATCTCATACCATTTTGCCCCATCGAATCGTAAGGTAATCGAAGCCCCTGCCGACATCGCCGCGTCAACCGAACCTTTCAGTGCGATGTAAGCGCCAGAGTTTTTAATCGTCGTGTTGCCATTTGTCGCTGTAAGGATGATGACTTGACCGCCATATGCATTCAAAAAATTCGTAATCGTCGTTGGCGATGTGTTGGATAATTTGAGCCATTTCGATCCGTTGCGGTCGACGTACCCTACATCTGGTGTCGTCGCGCCATCAGGAATCGAAATTAGAGCTTCACCTATGCCGGACCACGTTGTGCCGATAAGGTTCGCTGTGCTTGTAGCGTCCAGAACTTTATTAAAGCTGCCAAAGATCCGGTTGTTTTCTAGTTTTGTCCCTACACCATCAGCCAAGAATAGTTGACCGGAAGTGACTGCAGCTCCATTGCTCGGGTCGTAGACGGTATTACCGGTGATCAAGCACTCGTTTCCGAATTTCATTAAGTTACGCTTACCGTTTGTAGGCTGACAGTAGACGTTGTTGTTAAGGAACTTCACTTGTCCACTGAATGAAAAAGCGTAAGCTGTATCATCTCCGCCCCAGCAGTTGTCGAAGGTGCTACCATCGATAATTATCTCTCCCCCAGTTTGATTAAACCATTTTGTACCTGCTGGTGTAGGAGTTGTACCGAAGCAACCATTGAAAGACACTCGGCCTGATGCAATAGAGAAGAAAGGTGGCTGAATCTTCGTGACGTTATCGTAGTATCCAGGGTCGTTTGCTGACCGTTGGACAAATTGCATGCCTACGAAAGTATTCTCCAGAACGCCACTCAATTGAACAGGTGAGCCAAGCACCGGTGTAGCGCTGTACATCTCAATTTTCCCGCCGATAAACTGGACATGTCTCATATTGTGATCGCACTTGAGCGGAAACTCGCACGCCTCAATGTGCAGACCAAAAATATGCAGTGCATTTGTTGAGTCCGATTCGCCTGATAGGTAAACCGCTGGGTACTCATTGTCCTTTCCGCACTGAATTACACGGCAACTGTACCATGACCCATCGAAAAACTGATTTGTGTGAATGCCACCCCGGGTAAAGCCGACTACATTCAATCGCTCGAGTGACGGTTCTGTAACCATATACTTCAAATACAAGGCTCTTCGATCTGATTTATTGGTCCCGGTATTAAAGTGGTTCGACCCCAGGAAAGTTAAGTCTGTTATCTTTGTTCCGAATATAACGTTGTAATCATTGACGGGTTCGAAAACAAACATATCCGCGTTGCTCGTACCAATTGAGCGAAAGATCGTTCCGCCTTCTCTAATTTCTGGATTGGTTGTGTTGGTAAATGTTGTTTTTACACCGATGAAGTTGCAGGGATCGTTAACACGGACTGTCCCAGCAATGTCGTAAATTCCAACTGGCGCAAACACCTCTCTTACCTTCAATGAAATTGCATGATCGAAGGTTCTTTGCATTGCTTGTGTGTTGTCAAATCCATCCTCACAGCGAGCGCCGAACCAATGGGGATAAATCTGAGTTACTAATGGGGCACCACTCAATGTTCCACCTTTGGACAGGTCAAATAGAAGTGAATACAAACCACCGACTATTTGACAGTTAAGCTTAATATTAGAGCCAAGGTTAGGCGTAAGGTGTGCGCCGTTAGCAAATACAACTAAGATGTTTGACGGGAAGTCAACAGTGGCAGCAGAAAAGCGATAACTACCGCTAATAAAAAGGAATGTTGCTAATTTATCTCCTACCTTTTTAAGCAGTCTTGCCCAGGCGTCAGAGTTATCGAATGAATCATCTCCGCGCAGCCCGTTGTCATCTACGTTATAAATGCCACCTCTACCACCACCTGAGTAGAAGGCTGACGCCATTAAATCACTTACCGATGGCATTCACTACCGCCTCCTTCGTATAGAAACAAAGGAGAGGTGCCTGCGGGCACCTCTCTACTACCTCTACGTTCCGATTGCGATCCAGTCCACCGCGCCCCATGGCGTTGTAGCAGCGATGGGTGTCACGTCGCCCGATGCTGTTGGCTTCCAGCTCTTAATGAGTATAGAACCTGCAGCAGGAGCGCCGGACTGGTTGCCTACGTCCGCACCAACCCACAGATGCGTGAGTGTTGGTGTACCGCGCAAAGTAGCCACAGCGGCGACAACGGTCGTTAAACCCGTTGCTACCGTGTGGCTTGCTGATGTCGGCGTTACCGTGCCGCGTGCGACCTTATAACCTGTTCCTGCGCCAAGAAGAACATTGGCGAGGGACGCGTCGTTCTGGAACAAGTTCCCGTTCGTATCCCATAATTGCTTCTTTGTGCCGCCGCCGTTAGGCTTCGACATTACGTAGCCACTATCAACATGGTTAGGCATGTCTTATCCCTCCTATTAACCTTGGCTGCCTACGAGGCCCATCCAGTGAACATAGCCGACCGAGTAACGAGCGTAACCGTAGTAGAACCAGTCAACTGTTTTCGGCAGTTGGTACGAGTCGAACGTCGGCTTGTCTCTCCAACCCAGTGTGATGTTCTGGAAGCGCGGATCGCGAAGAACCCACTTCGAACCCGTGATGTAGTCGTATACTTTAGGCACAACACCTTGGATGACGTTCTTCGTGTTCGACTCCTCGTATGCTTGCAGCGTCGACTGTGTGATCTCTTTGCCTGTGAACTCGAGATCTGGACCCGTCAGGAGCTCTTTGGCACGAGCCATGATTTTCAGGCCCGCTGGGTTCACCTGGTTCCGCATGAGCGTCATACCAGCTTTCAGGTTGTCCGGCGTCAAAGCACCCGTTGTTAAGTTATCGCCAGCTGCCGAGGAATCAATCAGTGGGTGATTGTCGTTGAACAGCGATACGCCATCGTATCCAACGTTGCCGAAGCCGTTGTTGATGACGTTAGCTGCATCCAACTCCATACGCGCTTGCAGGCCGTATGCAAGACCAGCAGCAGATCCGTTCTGACCGAGGCCCTTCATGACGTTGTACAGGTCGTCACGTACGAGCTCCCACGTTACAGAGTAACCTTGGTCGAAACGCTGCGCCGTCAGCGTAGCCGTGTCGCCTTGGTTGATCTCGGATTCGTTGATCGTGTTACCTTCCGAGTTTTGGTCCCACATGCCAAGCGCACCCATGTGCGGGAACGAGTCGTCTTTCTTGTTCATGTCGTACACGGTCGTGAAGCCCGGATACTGCTTCTCCAGACCGTCGAATTCATCGAAGAATACCTTCTTATGAACAGGCGTCAATAGTTCGCCGAAATTAGAACGATTCATTTTCATAGCGGTTCACTCTCCCTAATTAGTTTTCCGAGCGATTCTTGATCAACGCGAACACTGTATTGCGTGTCGTTGACCCGGGCGTTGGCAAGCCTGTTACTTCCAAGTAGCCGCCTGTCGTATCGTCAGGGTTCAACGTGTATGCGTTGGAACCGAGGTCGAACACCGTGCCGATGTCGCTCGCCGTGAACGATGTTTTCGTACCGCCCGTTGCGAACGGAATCTCGTAGATGCTGTCAGGGTTCACATCGATTGTTACAACGTCAGATGCAGTCACGCTGCCGCCTGTCGTCTTCGCCTCTGCTGCTACGCCCCATACCGTGCCAGCAGCTGCAGCTTGTCCTGCCACGCTTGCTTTGCCGGATGTCTTAACGACGATGCTGCCCTTCACGATTGTCTGGCTTGCATTAACCGGCACTTGGCGGTAAATTGGGCTCGTTCCGTTATTACTGCCGTGATACACCATGCGTCTTACCATTGCTATCTCCTCGCTTTATCGTTTTTTGTTTTTCGCGTATTCTTCCGGCGTCATGCCAGCCGCTTTGGCAATCTGCCGTTCAATTGCCGAGAGTTGAACACGCTTTGTGCTCTGTCCGGCATTGTTGCCTGTTGGCGATGTGACGACCTTCTTGGCCTGCGTCTTGGCCTTGTCGGCTTTGACTTTGGCTGTAACCTCGTTCTCGCGCTCCTTCATGCGCTCGCGACCGCGGCGCATCCAGTACACGTCCTCAAGGCTCATGTTCAGCCGCTCTGCTTCTTCCTCGAATTCTTCGCGATAGTCATCGAGGTCCGCATAGAACGGATCAGCTTTGAGGCGAGTTGCCTCTGCGTCGTACTTGCTTTTGCGCATTTGCTGCTGAATATCAGCCAATTGCCGCTGTGTTGCCGCGTATTGCTGGGCCACTTCTGCCGGCACACCTTGCTGTGTCAGGCGATGCGCTTCCATTGCATCCATGCGGCGATTGAGTTCGTCAACGTCACCTACACCTACCTGTTGCATAAAGCGCTTGGCCGTCGCCGCCTCTTTCTCTAGCTTCCTCATGCGCTCTTGCCACTTCTTACGCTCGGCAATTACGGCATTGGCCGTCGCATTCTTGCCCTTGCCGCCACGTACGTTGCTCCCGTCGTCCTCGGTTGTTTCGTCTCCTTCGGACTCTTCGTTTTGCTCGTCGACTGCGGCGCCTTGATGTCCATCACCGTCCTGCACTTGCCCTTCGCCATCGTCATCCCCACCTTCGAAAATCTCATCCAAGTCAATCTCATTGTCGTCGTCTGACACGTCTGGCAGATCGACTTCAATCTCTTCGTTATCAGTAGCGCCGTCGCCATCGGCGAACAGTTGCAAGTTAAGGGGGAAACGGAATTTCAACATAGCGACTTACCTCCTCGCCCTTTACGCGGGGCACTCGATATGCGGCTTTTCGCAGGAGCCGAGTACCTGGCTTATTTGGGCGGCGTGTGCTCGCCGAGGCATGGGTTCTAAGCCACCCATGAAGGCAAAAGAAAAAGCCGCCTAGTGGCGACTTGGAATTAGTGCTATTCGATAACTTGCCAGTCTTCCGCGAGCAGATCGCCCGTACTCGGAACCCAGCCGGGCTGCCATTTGCCTTGTGCATTCCACAATGAGAAGTACGGTTGCGAGTCAAGCGGAGTATCTACGCCAATATGCTTGGCTGTTCGATCGTTGACGCGTGGACCAGCTTCTTGAGTTGAATATGGCGGCAAATATAGGGCAGGCACGAGCACAACCCATTGCCCTCTGCCGTTCCAGCCTGCTCGCGAAACCCTTTTACCTACCTTCAGCAGTTCGAGTATTTGTCCGAAATTCATCTCTTACGCTTCCCCTCTAGGCATGATTTGCCGTGGGCCGCGCGGGCTGATCGTCAGAATACGCCACGACTGCCCTTCTTGCTTGAGCCACAGATAATAGTCCTTCTCGCACTGCGGGCACGTCGCCTCTGTGAAGCGTTGCGCGTTGCCGCCGTACAGGTTAGGGTCAACGGTCTGGAAAACCTCCGGTTGCCGGAGCAGCGGGGGCTTTATGTCAGCCACGTCGAAAACGTGATCACAGCATTTCTTGGTATTTAAGTGCATGATTGTTCCTCCTCATAGTCTCTCGATCAGACGGTCCATGTTGGCTTCAACGACTCGATACATGATGTCTACCTGCAGATGAGAGCAAAGCTCCTGCTGCTCGCCTACGTCGCAGTTTCCCCACGAGGTTGCAATGTTTCCGTCCGTTTTGTCTTTAGCGGCGAATACGAATGACTGAATGTCGCCCGCCTTCGCCTTCTCCAGCAAGAATTCTAACGCTTCAATCATGTTGTTTTGTGGCGTATTCAACCGCACAATATTCGTCATCGGTATTCACCGCCCTTGATGTATTCATTCATGAGCATTGTCGCTCTGCCGCTCCACCCGCACGCTGGGCACCGTGCCATGCGATTGCTCGTCCACCCGACGTCACGAAGCGCTATGCGCTCACAGCGAGGGCATACAGGGTGTTGAACGTATGATTGCTTCGTGCCGATCCACGGATGGCTCGTCGCGTGCTGTTGCCACTTCTTCGGGTCCATTTGACTGAACAACATTACGCGCCACCTCCCGGTGCCATCGGTGCGCCGCCAGCTGCTAGACCTTGAACCATAGGGTTTTGCATCGCTGGTGCTGCGCCCGGAGCGCCTTGTGGCATCATGCCCGGCATAGTCTGCTGCATTGGGGGTTGCGGCGGCTGTTCTTCGATCGGCAAGCCTGCATAGTCACGAAGCAGCTTGCGGTATTCTTGCGGCGTAATCGCTTTGCTCGCATATGCCTTGTCGATCATCTGGAACACGAACGCCTTGTTGCTTGGCAGGCCAGCACCGACTGTTACCTTGATGTCGAGCGCAATCTTCTGTGTCAGACCGTCAGGATGCGGCATCCACTCCGGTACGTTCTCCGCTGCAGGGAATTGCTGTGCGAAGCCTTGCTGGAACGACGACGTTGCGGGCATCAGCTTCGGTATGTTGAGCAGCTGGTTCGGATTCATCGCCATGAAGCTGTCTGCACCGCTTGATTCCGTGATTCGGAATATCTCTTCTGTTGTGTAGTTCTCCATCATCAGCACCAACGCATACTCGAACACTTCGGCAAGTGTCTCTTCCAGCAGCATTTTGTCGTGCGTGATGTTCTGTGTGCCTGCCTGCTGCAGGCCGAGCGACTCGGTTGCTGTGTCCACACCTGTCTGCTTCACACCATTCATTTGGTCGCTCCAACGGCTTACAACAACGCGATCATAGTTGATTGCCTTGTCGCGTATCTGCGACACATAAGTAGGCATATCAGGCGGCTCCATCCACTTAATGCCGCCTTCGTAGTTGGATGGAATGACAAGTCCGCCCTCGTTTGTCAGCTTGTCCGGATCTATCCCACTATTTACATCAACCACGCGCTGCGGGTTGCCTGTCATCCGAGCGTTATAGATGATCTGGTCGTCAAGATCGTTGATGCGGTCCTGCACAGGGATAAGCAACTCAGCCGTCGACTTCGCCCATACCGTGCCTTCACGGTACATATCCGGCGTGAAGAAGTATGGATAACGGTTGTCGTTCTCACAGATCACAACGTCATCAGCCAGCGTGTCGCGGAGAATAACGCCACAGGCGCTCATCTCGATCAGTCGAATGATCTTCTTCATCGGCTTGCCGCTCTTCGGCGCTGCGTACGAGCTACTTTGCCCGTCGACACCTGCATCAGCAGCAGATCCGCTGTCCTCTGCTTCGACGTCATCATCAGTGACGGGGTTGGCTTCCATCTCCTCGACCATTTGCTCCTGTGCGGCTTCGTCATCAGGCACCCATGCGTGCGTCCAGACAAGCATATGGAGGTAATGATCCTGCGCGACTTCGCCGCCCGGCCACCCGTCAAACTCATCGAACATATCCTCATACTGCATCGGGGAATAGCCCGGTGTGATGGCGTCGGCAAGTTCTTCGCCGAATAGCTCCTTGGCGGACTCGATACTTCGGTTGATCGTCTCAATGAGGAAGCGACCCTCTTGAATGCGGTATATGTCGCTGACGACTGGATCCGGGAACACGTATGCTGGGTTAACCGGCTCAATCTGCGGCAAACCAAGCCCGTCCAATACATCAGGGTTGAACAGCACGCGGAGCACACCGACACCGAACTTCTTACGACGGCGCTCGTGCACGTCAACCTTGCGGCGTAGTCGATTCTGATCCTTGCACCAACGCATGAGATTGACAGCCTTATCACGAAACGGCAGGTCACTCGGCCCGCGCGGCTTGGCTTCAACGTCGATGTTCTGCTCTACCAGGTAAGCGACTTGGCCCTCTATCGTGCTGTTAACGACATTCGTATTGCTCGCTGGGTCGTAGTCACTCTCTGGCGGGCTCTGTTCGCCTTCCCAATACTGGTCGGCTGTCTCCATCTTGTCGAAGATGCCGCGCTGATCCTTCTCGGTGTAGGCGTCTTGGTACCACGTTTGTATCTTCTCAGCAAGCTCCTGCTGCTCATCGGACATCAGGTCGAGCCGCTGCTTCGTATACTTGTCTTTTACTTCGTCGAACGTTGCGTTGATGTTCGCCTTCTTAGCCACGGGGTTCACTCCTTCCTGCCAACGTCTATATCATCTGCCGTACTGCCCTTACCCGGCTTCACTGGCGCATATAAGCCGCCTCGTGTCTTGTACTCGTTGTAATCATGCTCGAATGTCCGTGCTGGATTACGAAACGATGATTTGACACGCCGCACAAGGACGGTTTGTTCTTTGTCACTTGGCTGCGGAAGTGGCTGCGTCGCCTTCTCCCAATTCCGACCAAGCACAAAGCCGCAAAGGAACACGAACCCTGTAACGGCAATTAAGAGGAAGTCACTCATTGCTGCACCGTCTCCTTCTTGTCCATGAACGTCGCTACAAAGCCGCAATCACCGCAAGCCCATTGATAGAGGCGCACAGGCTTGCTCTTGCCATCCTTATAGAAGCCACTGTCGTTCTTGGCCTTGGTGACGTTGTCGCTTTGGCATGCTAGGCATTGCTTCATGACCGATGCACCAAGCGGGTGATCATCTCGTCAGCAATTTGTTCCAGAATCATCGCTTTATCTGCTGCACCTTTAGCAAGGCTTTGCACACTAGGCTCAGGAGAATAATACTCCGTGTCACAAGCGGGTTCTGCGCCGAACAGTGCGCTTTGTAATTCGTATAACCTCGACTCTACGATTTGAAGCCTTTGCCACGTTGTTGCCATCACATCAAGAATCGGACTAAGCGGCGACGGTGTTTCGTATGTCTCATGCAATCTGTTTGCTTGATTTTGGTTTAACCCTCTTTGCGCTTCATATGCTTTATAGTTCACAACTCGTCACTCCTTCGCAGAATAGAAAAAAGACGCCATTGCGGCGTCTTGTCACATCGTCCTTAATATGGTAAGTTACTTGTTGAGAGCCTGTGGGAAAGCATCCCCGGCTCTCTTTTCTATTTTACCGCGATAATATCGCCAAACATGATCCATACCCCATCAAGCTTGATCTTCCCTGCATAGCGGTCCACCTTCTCGATAATTCCTGTCTCAATGCGCTCGGCATATTCGTTGAATACCTCGATCGTGATTGGCTCTTTGTTCTCGAATGCTTCGCGTATGGCCGTTTCGATCTCTTCAGCTGCTTCGAAGTCAATGTTCGGCTTACTGCGCTTCCGCTCTTCTCTGCGCCATTCGATCAGTGCTGTTTTGTGCTCTGGCAGCATCATGCGGCTGGATTCCCAAAACCCGTTGCCTGTTAGCTTCTTGCTCATTCGGCTTCACCTCGGTAACAGTATACACCGAACAAACGTTCTTATTCTACGTTTTTTCTCGTTCCTGCGCGCGTGCGATCAGCTTATCCAAGTACCAACGTGCCTTACGCAAGTCCTCAACGCCGTTCTTCCGCTTCCAGCGCCATACGTACTTGATGACGTTCGCTGTGCATACGGCCTCGATACCTTGCAGCTCGGTAGTTGCACTCTCGATCGCGTCGATGCATTCGACCCTACCTGCCGTGTAGTGTGCAGGCTTGTTGACGTTGTCGCTCATCACCGCAGCCTCCTAATCCCACTTGTCTGATTGCCGCCAAGCTCCTCGCGCTCTGTCGGCGTGTAGAAGCCGCCCTTCTCTTCTGGACCGGGCTGCGCAATGAATCGGTATTGCAGCCGGTTAATGGCCTGCGTCATCGCATCCACTTGGTCGTCATGTGCACCGCGCGGGAACGCCGCGCACTCCTCTACGAAGTCGCTCACCCACGCTGCGCCTTCGGGCAGGAACACATTGCCTGCTTCGATCTCAGGCGCAACGGCCGAAGCACGAGCGATCTTACCGCCTTCAGGATTGACTGGCACGAGCCCGCCAATCTTGTTCCGCAGCATCTGGATGACTGCAGGGCCGTTCGCCTTGTCCTCGACGAGCTTGAGTTTTGCACGCGGCCACTTGGCAGACAGCTGCGTGATTGCCTGCATCGTTGCATTGATGTCCATACGGGCGCGTACTTGGTCGAGCAGGTACTTGTTCGCGCCGATCCTGCCCCACACTTGTCCAACAACATAGTCGCTGCCGTCGCTGTCCTTGAATGTGCAATCCCATGACTGCACCATCTCGTCGTATGCCTTGCGAGTCGGATCGAACGTGTAATATTGCCACCAGTGGCGCTTAAGCATGGCGCCCTCTGCTGCACTCGGGCGTTGCTGGTACAATGCGTTGAATACGTAGCTGCCGACGTCGCGCCTGATCTGTGCCAAGCGCTTCGCATCAAAGCCGTATTCAGGCCATAGCGGCTCGTCTGGATCGCGACCAAGGTAATCGTCTGCTTCGGCAAGAGCTGGAAAGTTGATGACCGTCCAGCGCTCACCTTCATGGACGCCAGCTGCAATGTCCTCTTCTTCCTTCTTCAGCAGCCGGCCAACCAAGTCGTCTTCATGCCACCGTGTCATAACGACAACAATGCGACCATCAGGCGTTAGACGAGTGTACAGCGTTGACGTGTACCAGTCCCACACCTTCTGCCGCATGACTTGGCTGTTCGCTTCCTCAGCGTTCTTGATCGGGTCGTCAATGATTGCAATGCGTGCACCCTTACCAGTGATCGGACCACCGACGCCAGCAGCATTAAGCCCGCCTCTGTGCCCCTTGACGCCCCATGACTCGGCACCTTTGTTGTCTGGATCAACCTCGGTCTCGAAGACTGCCGTATTGGCTGCCAGCGTGTCACGCGCTAAACGAGAAAAGCCCCTACTCAAATCGATTGAGTAAGAGCTGATTATCATTTCATCTTCGGGATTGCGTCCGATATGCCATGCTGGGAACTTCTTCGATACGACCTCGCTCTTCCCGTGACGAGGCGGCATTGTTACGATGACTCGCCGCAGTTCGCCAGATGATACACGTTCCAGCGTATTGGTCAGCACGTCAAGGTGATTGCCTGATTTCCAGCGGCCATTGGATTCATAGCCAAGGAAGTATTTGAGGCTGTGATACGCACGAGCCTGCTGCACCGCATCAAGGCTCGGAAGTCTTTGCGATAATCCGCTCAAGGTCCTCCAGCTCCTTCGGTGACAGCTTCTTAAGGTCATGTGTCACATTGTGATTGACGTTGCCGTTGATCTCCAGCTTATCGTTAGCGAACATGCCAAGGTGACGAGCTATCGAGTCCAGCGCGCCTTTCTTGTCGTGCAACTTGAGTGCGATACCTTCCTTGGTCTGCTTGATTTCTGCAACAGCGTCCAGTTTTTTACGATCAACTGTGTCAGTCGGGAACAGCTCGACCTCGTTGTAATACTTGATCTCACCCGAAGCAGCTTCGAATGACTTCTGCTCCACCTTCAGGTAATCGGTTATGTTGCTGAATCCAATCTTCGCATATTCCTGCAGCACTCGATCAGCTGTGATCTCTGTACGCTTTCCACGTTCGTTCATCGCTTTTTCGATAGCAGCCGCTATTCTAGTTTTTCCTAGTAGCTCTGGACCAATCTTGCCAGCATTCTTAACGCTATATCCAGCACGGATGGCGGCCTGTGTGGCATTGAGGTCAATCAGATATTCGCGTACAAACTGGGCTTGCTTAGGTGTCAATGTCATCAGTACCGCCTCCGATCGATTGGAATAAAAAGAGCCGCCCTTAGCCGGGCGGCTTGATGTGTAATTCAGTCAACCTACTGTGTGGGTACAGGATGCCCACACTAAGATTTTATAACACTTTTAGTACATGTGCAACAGACTTTTACGCCTAAATGACGTATTTGTGATATAGCTATCCCTCGCCTTCAATCCGATCCAGCACATTTTGAATGATTTTTGGATCATAGTCCCAATCCCATTCACTGCCGTCTGCTATAACCATCGCATTCTCAAACGACCATACTTCGCGCAGCTCATCCAGAATCGTACGCTCAAGCCCGAGTGAACGCTGGTGCTCGTATACCACGAACAGTGCCGCATTCAAGGTTTCGCCGTATCCGTGAAGCTGAATGGTTTCCGCTTCAGCCTGCATGCCGTGTTCTGCGGGCTCGTTGGATACAATCCATCGCTGCATGATGGGGTTGAAGATAACCAGCCATGGTCCCGGATCGTCAATTTCTCGGTACTTCGGCATCCAGCCCTCCAACCGTTCAAACTTCGGTTTGCATAATACGCGTACGTTGCTGTACTCCAGTATCATCCGTTCACCTCCTCGGCCACCCGCGGTATTTTAGCCGAACGTTGTTTTGTTGCTGAGAGTGATAATCCTAACGTTTCAGCAATTTCACTTAAGCTTCGGCCTTCGATATCTCGCAAATGGGCAATCCGGATATTGACGGACTGCTGCATAACAGCCTCCATCTGCCGTAACGCGTCTCTCTTCAACGTGCACAGGTGTTGGAGTAACAAGTGCTGCGCCTTAATCTCGTCGAGTCGATCCAGTGCTTTGTCGACCTGCATCATCGGCTTTCTTCCGGGCATGAAGCAGCATTCGTACAACGTCTTGTACTCGGCTTCCAGATCGTTCGCTCGAATCTCTAAAAGCTCTGCATCGATCTTCAGGTCTCTGTATGCCGTTAATCCGTTCACTCGATCACCTCCAGCTTTATTTAAAAATGACGCGTGTCTGATCAATCAGCCGGTGCACGATCGTCATCTCTCCAGGTAAGTCCTTAACAACGAGCCAGTTGTCTGACGTCAGCCCTGCCGCTTGAATCCCCATCTTCTGCCTACGTGTTGGATTTTTACCGTGTTTCATCGCTATCACTCTCCCATGAGTATTAAGCTGCTATGCCTTCGATTCTGGCTTTAACTGCCGCCATCAATGCGTTCTGACCATCTGCTTTGCTCTCCAGTGCGGCAATGACGTCTTCGTCAATGGAACCCTCGACGACCAAGTGGTGAATAATCACACTCTTCGTTTGGCCTTGACGGTAAAGCCGTGCGTTAGCTTGCTGATACAGCTCCAAGGACCACGTAAGCCCGAACCAGACGATAACGCTCCCTCCGTCTTGAAGGTTGAGTCCATGCCCCGCTGATGCTGGATGCGCGAGAAGCAGTGGAATCTCACCTGCATTCCACGCGGCTATGTCGTCAGCTGAATCTAACGTCCGCGCTTGTGGAAACCGCTTCTTGATTCTGGACAAGTCGTGCTTGTAAGCATAGAACACCAGCACGGGATTGCCGTTCGCTGCCTCAATCAGGTCCTCTAGCTTGTTCAGTTTCACATCGTGGATCTCACGAACGCCTCGCTCTTCGTCGTACGCGGCTCCGTTCGCCATCTGCAGCAGTTTGTTTGACAACGCCGCTGCTGTGTTCGCAACGATGTCCGCGCCAACCATCGGCAATAACAAGTCGCGCTCCAGTTGCTCGTACTGATCTCTAGCTGTCTCACTCAACTGCAGCGGTATGATCCGATCAACACGCTGCGGCATCTCTAGCCAGTCCTCGGCTTTCATGCTGACGCAAATATCTGCAATCGCCTCGTGAATGCGGTCGTCTGCCTCTTTCTTCTGCTTCCACTCGTAAACGACATGGCCTTCTTTCTTGCCCGGGATGAAGTAACGGTCTCGGTAAGAACCGACTGTCTTTCCTAGACGCTCCCCCTGATCCAGAAGATAAATCTGCGCCCATAGGTCAAGTAGGCTGTTCGGTGCTGGTGTACCGGTTAGGCCTACGATTCGTTTGATCAGCGGCCGTATACGCCGCAATGCTCTGAACCGTTGTGCGTCACTGTTCTTGAAGCTGGAAAGCTCATCGACAATGACGGTATCAAACGGCCACTTCTTCCCGAGGTGTCCAACCAGCCACTGCACATTCTCACGATTGACGACGTAGATATCCGCATCCTGCAGCAATGCCTTCTCGCGTTGCTTCCGATCGCCTAGAATCTTCGAGATGCGCAGATGCTTCGTGTGATCCCACTTGCTTGATTCGCGGCTCCATGTATCCTCTGCAACCCGTAGCGGCGCGATGACCAATACCTTCACGGCCTCGAACGAATCATACAGCAACTTCTCTACAGCGGTCAGGGTGATGATCGTCTTGCCTAGCCCCATCTCCAGAAAGAGCCCGACCGCTGTCGTGTCCAGTATCCGCTCGATTGCGTACTCCTGATATTTGTGCGGCTTAAACCTCATGACCGAACACCTCTGCGATAAAGTCATCTATGCCTGCAATCGAGTCAATGCAATAGACAGGGTATCCCATCTTACGCAGTTCTTCTGCTCGCTTCACCTGAAGAGGCCTTAGTTTTTCACCAGGAGCCTTTAGCTCAACGAAGTACGTCCGCCAACCAGGACATAGCACGACGCGGTCCGGCGCACCTGCATATCCTGGAGGGATGAATTTAAACGCTTGCCCGCCATGCTTCTTTACCTCCGAACAAAACCGCTTCTCAATTGTCCGCTCTCTCATCGTTGACCTCCCGAACATCATTATTGCCGCATTGCCGATGTTGTCGCGTATACACGTATACGGGCAAAAACATGCGTTAGCATACGTAGCATGTGTTTATACGCCAGTTTTCGATATGCTATATATGCTATTTAATATTTAGCTTATATTAATAGAATTTACAGCAACATCAGAAACAAATAACTCTGAACCCTTGCTACGTCTGGTATTTTCGCGTTGCCGCTCATACTGATTTACAGCAACAAATGCGGCAACGCGGCAACACCTTTTGTTGCTGTAAAAAATACGGCAACACTTATTACAAATTACGGCAACACTTTCTCGAACGCCTTTTGAACGCCGTAAAGCTTGAATCTGGACTTCTCTGGCTGCCGATCTCTCCACCCTGGAATACGCCGAATGGTGTCACACAGGTTCCTTGCTTCCCACGGTTTCAACGCCTTAAGCGGCGACTCTAAACATTCCACCCACACCTCCGCAACACATACACGAGTCCTCGGTACGGACCCGGTTGGCTGCTTCAAATACTCACGGCGGGACCACTCATCCCTTTCATCCCAATCATCAGGCAGAGGCGTAGACAGGTACTCGGCTATTAGACCCTCACGCGGGTCATTCTCCATGTGCCGCTCCTGCATCGTCTTCGCCGCCTCATAGGCTTCTGAATCAAGCTCCAGCGCCTCTCCAGCCTTATAGAGGCTTAGCGCTTCTGCCCATACCTGACCAACGAGTTCCTCTGTAAAATGTGTAAAATGGTTCAGCTTCCGTTTTGCTGGGTCTACCGTAACAGGCCAGAAACGGCGGTTACCTGTCGTGTCCTGCAGGAAGTTGTGATTGTTCGTCGTGCCGAAGAAGACGCATTTGCGTGGGAAATCTGAAACCATGCGGTCATACGCTACCCTGTACCGATCGCTCTCCTTGGATAGGAACTGTTTGATCTCATCTACCTCGGCTTTTTTCATTGCCGCCAATTCGCCGATCTCGATGATCCACGCCCCCTGAAGATGCTCGCCCGCCTCTTTGCTGTCGAACGTCTTAAGAGAGTCACTGAACCATTGTCGCCCCATCTTCGCTAGCAGCGAGCTCTTACCAACGCCTTGCGGACCAACGAGGACGAGCATTTGGTCGAACTTGCAGCCAGGTTCATAGATCCGCTTGATCGCAGCGATGAACATTTTACGCGTAACCTCGCGCACATAAAGCGTATCTTCGGCCCCAAGGTAATCGATGAATAAACGGCCTAGGCGTTCGATGCCGTCCCACTGCTGCTCCTCCAGATACGATTTAACAGGGTGGAACGTGTTGCTGTGTACGACCTCAGTAAGGGCGTTCTTAATCGTGTCAGACGATTTAATATCGTAGTGCTTGCCAATGTAGTGCTGCAGCCGGCGGTCGTCTGCCCCAAGCCACGGTTCGTAGTCCGCCTCGGGACGCTCACGGCGGCGCCATGGGAGGTCAGAGCGAACAACCTCGGTGTTCTTGAAGGCATCATAAGCAAGCGTTCCAGCAAATACGCCGTTGGTCAAAATCAGCTCTACGTTGCGGGCATTGGCAAGGATGATCTTCGGATTCTTCTTATTGCGCTCGAGCTTCGCCATCCAGTCGATCTGTTCTTCGTCCAGATCTTCCATATCTCCGAATTCCTCTGCGACCATCTCGCGCATGACGGCGCTGTCTTTCATGGCGAAGTCAATCATCGCTTGATAAGAAGGTAGCTTCACGACGTTGGTTCTGTCTCCGACGTTGTCATCTTGATCCTTGAACTTGTGGAGCCGTACGAGGTCAAACGCGTTCACCTCGCGCCCGCTGATTGGATCTGATTCATGGTGCGAATAGGCGAATGTGTCATCGTCGTATATGACGAGTCCACCGTGCGAGCTGGAGCCTGTGAACGTGTAGCGGTCTTCTACGCTCGTAGGTTCATAGGCATCAGATAGAAAGGTCTCAATAGCTCCTGTGATGCTGTAGTGACGGCAGAATGCGCCAATGATACCGTCCTTGCTCTTCGGGTCCTCCATCTTCGCCTTAGTGCGTCGATGTGCTTCCTCACCAGGATGGCGCTCCCAGCTCGTCGGGTCCGTCCAGTCGTCGTATTGAGAGAGAATACTATCGACAGTGATCGGCTCACCGTCGGACTCTATGAAAACAGGCTTAGCATCAATAGAGCAGCTAGGGAGATACATAAGGCGGTGGACGTCGAACGTCGTCTTATCGAAATACCGCATGCTGATATTCGCTGCGAGCTTACGAGAGGATGCTGCGTATTCGTCTGGCGTCATCTCCCGATCAGCGGGAATGACAATTCTGTACTTCGGCTTATCTTCTCTATGACTGTGCGTGGAGTAGATTACGTAAGCGTAGCCGCCAAGCACAAGCTCAACCATGAAGAGGAAGTCGCTGTCGGCATGGTCAACGTCAAGGGTGTACAGGCAGCGGCTTTCGACGTTCTCTTTCTTCCTGCGGCCTCCCTGCACCAGTCCGCCGACAAAAGCCGGACCGTCCTTTAGCTTCCCTTTATTCGGTACCGACAGCTTGTCGTAATCAACCATCGTTTCGGAAGTGCGGCGCAGAGAGCGAAGGCGCTGAACCATCTCGCCCCAAGAGAGGTATTCATTTTTCCAATTCGTATCGCTTCGGTTCCGCCCGAACGCGATGGCTAATTCGACGTCTTGCATATTTTCACTTCCCCGTTTAATGTGTTAAGCCAACATCACTTCCAGATCAGCTTCACTGAAGCGATCCCTATTTTTAGCGACGCAAAGCTCTGGCAGATTCGCACGAACCAATGCTTCTGGGATGACTGGAGACACCGAGTTCCCGCACTTCGCGACCTGTTCTGCTTGAGAAAATGGCTTGCCGTTAAAGGTTGGATTGATGATGTAGGACATCGGGAATCCCTGTCCATTGTAGAGTTCACGAGGGGTCAACATCCGCATGCCGATGTCGACGATTTGGTACGGTGTTCCGTGGATCATGACGAGCCCGAACCGATCGTGCGTCGTAACCGTACCGAGAGGAGTACTTAAAGGCTGACCGACGCTGGCGCCGTAGTAGGCCATCAGGAACGCTCGAACCTCGCCGATATGATTGCCACCAGCTGTAATTGTCGGAATCGGCTCTTCTACCGAGCTGCCGATATTGTCGCCTCTGAACTTAATGAGGTTGCTTGTCACGAGCGCGTATCGGTTTGAAGTATCAAGCGTCATGATTGGACTATCCAGTGTTTGGCCCCGTGCGTCATGGCTAGCTGTCTCACTGTGATACTGAGCGAGGAGGGCGGCTACAAGCGCATGCTTCTGTCCACCTGCTACTAGGGTCCCTATCGGCTTCTGAAGATCAAGTGCGCGCGGCTGCTGGCCCTCTCGCTCGCCGTATCCCGTCTGTATGAGTGTCGGCGATATCAACATGTGCTCTGCCTTCGTTGTAATTGTTGTTATCGGCTCATCAAGCGAGTAACTCATTCGATCGCCACCGAAGCCCGTTTGCCCGATTCTCGTCAGATAAGGAGTGACGATCCCCCAGCCGTTCTTGGATGTTATTGTCTGAAGAGGCTCGCTGAGCGTTTGACCACGAAAAACATCATCAGAGCTGTGGTTTACCTTGATGATGAACGGATCGGGATTATCGAGTACAAACTTCTTCAAACCACGGGCTATACGGCGCATCGTGTTCTCAGCCAGAGGCTTCTTCCGCTCGAAGATAGACGGACAAGGAATCGACCAATCGATAATCTCAGCAGCCACTCTGTATGGCATTTTCCGTCCAGACTTGACAGCTAACGAGCCAGCCTCGGCATGTGACTCCTCCGGCCATACGATCGGCTTCCCGTCGCAACGAGCAATCATGAACAGCCGCTTGCGTGTTGTAGGAGCTCCGTAGTCACATGCCTTCAGCACCCGCCATTCAACCCGGTAGCCATGCCGCCGCAGCGCGTTGACGAAGGAGCGAAACGTCCGCCCCTTCTTCGCCTTGATCGGCCTCCCGTCAGCATCCAACGGACCCCACTCCATAAACTCTTCTACGTTCTCTAGCATAATAACACGAGGTTTCACCGTTGCCGCCCAGCGTACACCGACCCAAGCGAGGCCGCGTATACCCTTCTGACGAGGCTTACCTCCGCGCGCCTTGCTGTGATGCGTACAGTCTGGAGAAAGCCACACAAGTCCGACCTGTTGACCAGCTGCTACGTCGCGAGGATCAACGTCCCAGACACTCTCGCAGTAATGGACCGTATCCGGGTGATTAGCTTCATGCATAGCGATCGCTGCAGGATCGTGGTTAATCGCTACGTCCACGCTGCGGCCTATCGCCATCTCTATACCCGTCGAGGCACCGCCACCGCCTGCGAAGTTATCGACCACAAGCTCTCGAAGTTGCTGCATACTGTACCTCCATTTTCTTCCGTATTCACGCCAATTCTTCGTTCTCTCGCGCTTCCACCAATGCAACTTTGCCATTTTCGTCATAAACGTCAAATAATTCTCCGCAGTAATGAAACGTGCTTTTTCTTAACTGCAAGATTCTCTTGAGCGTTTTACACCTATAGAGTTTCATCCCTTGATACTTTCCCTCTGTGCCAACAAAGGCTCCTCGGTAAAAGCGAGAATAATCATGATGTTTGTATACTGCCCGGTCATCTTTTCTTAGGTAGTACATGCTTTACCCCTTCCTAAGCTCCTAAATAAACCTTACTGTCAGATGCGACATGTTCATATCGTCGATCAGGTTCAGCAAATCATCTCTGCCTTTTTCGGTTCTTACTAGCTCGCGTTCGCTTCCGTTCTCTTCTACAAGAACAGCTATGAGTTTGCTTTTACTTCCATTTTCATAGACTAGAATTTTCATTTACACAGGTCCTCCATAACCAGTCTGCATACCTCATCGTGTGATTCTGTGGCATACAGTTGATCACCCGATCCTGTAACAAATTGAATTAGCGTGCCGCGGCTCTCGCCATCAGCCTTAAACCTAATATGCTCATGACGAAGATAAACTGATGTTCCTTGCTGGGTCGTCACCTTGATCATTGGCTTCCGCTCCTTCGCTACTAATTGAGATAGCTGTCATCGTCGTCCAGTTCGATTGAAGCGAAGATGGTTTCGAAACGCTGTTCAATTCGCCGCAAGTCTTCCAGCAGCTCCCGCAGATCCGTTGCTGTAGACTGCATCAGCTTCAATTTGACCATACGCTTCAACGCGGAACTAATGTTAGAGTAATAGCCGATTGTCTTAAATGACTCAATGCCCGTTTCGTTGTTGACCTTGCCTGTATATTCACGAATGATGAACTGCATCGAGTCTGATTCAAGATAAATGTTTTCTTCGATTTGGACCTTCATCGCGCACCGTCCTTTCGAATTGATCGTTACCCGCAACTACCATTCAGAACGCAAGGGTTCACAGATAGAGCGATGACAGCTGGTAGGTTATCAGAGCCTTTATCGAAACCCGTAAGGTCAACCCCGAGCTCCTCCAGACGGCTGAATGCCTTATCGCCATTGTGCGAAGAATCGATGATTGCCGTAAGTTCAGTCCGTAGATCAGTAACATCGCGATATTCTTTGACTTTTTCAGTAAGCTCCAACGCAATCGATGGAATCAACTCTTCCACCTCCGGCATTGTTACCTCCGTCTGGAAGTCGAATAGGTTCATCAGTACAAGACGTACCTGTCTGTTTGCAAGGTCTTCCCGAACTCCTATTACATGGCTATCTAGGTCACGAACGATCGACTTGATTGACCAGTTGTTAAACCTTTTATGTTTTTCAGCAGCTTCGAGTAAACGGTCATGCAGACGTTGAGCTTCTCTTTCAAGTAATGCGAGATCGTCATAAACTTGAAGCACCACAGGCTTAACGACCGCTTCCACGATTAATGTTGCCGATTGACGAATTTCCTTTTTCCGTGAATCTGCTTTGTTTTGAACGAAATCACGCAGTTCGCTTTTTTTATTCTCATATCTGAACACCCTCTCGAATTAATCTGCTTTCTTATAGAAGGTCGACTCGAAACCGTCTGCCCGAAGCGGAAGCCCCGGCGCCCAGTCAATTGACCGTCCCATGATCTCGCATACCTCATCTAGTGAGGAGAAATCCTCACGCTCATCGATGATGACCTCATCGTGCACATGCATGATCGTCTGGAAGCCATGGGCATCCAATCGAAGAAGTGAGACCGCTAGACAGTCCCTTGCAACGGCTTGAACGATGTTCTCCACAAGCTTGCCGCCGTACGTCCGAAGCCGCGACCAGTTCTTCTTATCGTCAACGCCTTCATAGCTCAGCTGCTTCTTACCGTAGTTGCCGTTCTCCAGTTTCGGCCTGAAGTACGCCAGCCGGCGACCGGAAGGCAGTTGGCAGAACAGAGTATTGGGCGAATAGATGAAGGCGATGCCGTGTTGAAGCTTTACCGTTCGCTTCTCTTCCATCGCTGTGATTGCCGCATCGCCAACGTCATACCAGAACTTCTTGATTGCCGGATTCGCTGCGCGCCATGCGTCGACCAGCGGCTGCAGCTCCTCTTCTTGAAGCCCCTTCTCCAGAGCGCCCATGTTAATGAGCGCATTCGGTCCGCCTTGATAACCTAACGCCAGCTCTGCGACTTTGCCGCGCTGCCGATCGGCCTTCGATACCATTTCAATCGGAATGCCGAACATCTGCGCCGCAGAGGCTTCATATATCTTGCCGTGGCTGCTGAATACGTCGAGCCGCCATTTCTCTCCAGCCAGCCACGCGATAACGCGGGCTTCGATAGCCGAGAAGTCAGCAACAATGAAGCGTCTACCAGGCGAAGGGATGAATGTTGTGCGGATCAGCTGAGAGAGTACATCGGGCACACTCTCGAATAGCATTTCGAGCAACTCATAGTTCCCAGAGCGCAGCACGTCGCGGGCGAGGTCGATGTCATTAAGATAGTTTTTGGGAAGGTTCTGAACTTGCACGAGACGTCCTGCCCATCGGCCAGTTCGGTTAGCCCCGTAGAATTGTAGGAGCCCACGAACACGTTCGTCACTACAGATAGCTCGCTGCATGGCTTGGTATTTCTTAACCGATGTTTTGGATAGCTCCTGCCGCAGCTCCAGCACACGCTTAGCGTCATCGCTGCCAACTTGATCCAGAAGAACAGGCACCGTGTCCTTCGTAAGGCTATCGACTTCGATACCTTCTTCCTCTAGCAGCCACGCCTTAATTTGTGCACCGCTGTTCGGGTTGTTCAGCCCGGTCAGCTCCGTTGCTTCAAGCAAGAGCTTCTCCTTGTGCTGCTGATCGCAAGTGATAGCATGTTGCACCATGTCTGGGTCAAGTCGAACGCCGCGATCATTAATCCGCTGATCGAGTGCCCACAGCGCATTCTCACTGTCAGGAACAGGGTACTGACTAAGCGCCTTGCTTACATCGCGTTCGACGACTACGTCCTGTACGTTATACGCCTTATAGTCCTCCCACTTCTCGGGAGCGTGGTGTGGGTGATTCCGTGTGCGGCCTCCGTTGGCCTTGGTAGGCTTGCACGGGACGCTGAAGAACTTAATCAGGTTCTTACCTGCTGCATCCTTCTGCGCCTCCAGATTAAGCACCTTAGCGACGCCTTCTAGATAACCTGGTAAGCCAAGATAGAGCGCGTGAACGGCTGTGCAGCGCCATTGTTCAGGCGGCATCGGCATGCCGAAATGCTTCGCCAAACAGGTCCGTTCAAACGCTGCATTGAATGCTTGCTTGAGGATTAAAGGAGTAGAGAGCGCCGAAACCACCTCTTCCGGAATCTCCTCGAAGTCGGTTAAGTCAATGACGCGAACCGGATCATCACCGAATGCGTAGCCGAACAACAGTACTTCGAAATCAGGTGAATCGACATAGGCGTAAACCCCTGATTTCTCAAGGTCGACAGAGGAATAGGTTTCAATATCGATGCGAAGAACGGTCATTTCGAATCACCTGCAAGGAGCTGAGGATATTCGTATATGTTACCTATCACCACAAACTCTTCCAGTCCTTCATCAATCGGTTCGGAAATGCCGTCAGAAATTCCGCGTTTATTCGGGTTAACGAGATGCTTCGTCATATAAAAAGCAGCACCGCAGTCAATCCACTCAATGACGCCGTGGTAGTTGTATTGTCCGTCGTCCTGAAATGGGTAAGACTCCGCAGTAAGGATGTCGCCTTCGTAAATCTCCTTGCCGTTCTTGTCCTTCATGCCGGTGTATTGCATAAGCTCAAAACGTTTTACCTGCGGCTCCCCGGGTTTTCCTGTCATTTTGTCGAGGTGTCCACCATAGGCAACATCCCCATAGAAGTCGGAGTCTTTATCGTGAACATCAACACCTGAAAGGTGCGTCAGGACATTCGAAAGCTTATGCCACTCCAGTTTGTGGACTGGAAACATCGCATTTGCCTTTCTGTCATAAGCCCGAAATTTGATCTCTCTCATAGCAGCTTACCCCCATGTCTACGTGGCCGACTTTGGTTGTAAGCCGTCTTCATAGCAATAACGTTCTCCAGATCGATCTTGAAATGACCGCAAATATCGAACACACGGATTACAACATCCGCCAGCTCCACAGGCACGCCGCACGGCTTCACACCTTCGGTGTATACCTCTTTAATACCGTGGCCGTTACGGTATTCTTCCAAAGCCTCCGACAGCTCGGAATGAATTAGAGCGATAGAATCGCCGAAGCTTATTGGCTCCTCATACCAGCCTTTATCTACCGCCGTTTGATGCGCTGCCTTGACCAGATCGCTGATTGTGGTTTGCATTTGTACTTCCTCCCCTGTAACTAAATTCTGCTATTCGAACTCTACGCGGATCGCATTCGCCACAATAATTACGGCTACGGCCTGTGTCTACAAATCCGAGCTGACACAGCTTACACGTTTTGATCTTCACAGCCGCACCTCCTTATATAGGAAAGGGACCTGATTACCGAATCCCTTTCACCGAGCTATTAGTTCAAGAAATCTTCTTCGCCATCAAAGTCGTCCTCGAATTCCACATCCGAGAAGTCATCGTTCAGGCTGCTGCGACCGCCAAGGAAATCGCCGTCCTGTACTTTCACGAGATTGTTCAACCCAGCAGCGACACCGCGATTACCTTTTGCATCGAATGCGTAGAAGTTAAGCGACACCTTCGCATAGCAGCCAGAGTATACTTCCGTCGTATCCGTAATCTCAGCGAATTTGGTCTTGCCTGCCGCATCCTTACCGATAGGCTTCGCAATACCTGGTTTGTTCTTGCTGGATGCGTTCAGGAAGTAATGCCCCTTGTATGCTTCATCATCCGGACGCTCCTCGTCACCATCACGAAGCGGTGTCTTGCAGTTAGCAGGGATCTTGCCGCCCCATTTTCCTTTGCCTGCTTCCTTCGCAGCGTTAACAGCTGCTTGAATCCGACGAAGCGTTTCCTTATCCGTCTTAGGGATAAGAATCGCCGTGCTGTACTTCTCATCGCCGCCATCTACTGCTTGCGGTTGGAATACGTGAGTATAAGACAAGCGTACTTTCCCTGTTACTACCTTGGTATCTGCGTTCGTAATAGCCATTTGGACATTCTCCTTTGGTTTATTGGATTGGTGTTGGTGTCCCGAAGACCATCTTCCAGATGTCATTCGGTCAATGTAATAATCCGCAATATCTCCCATAAGCTAAGATCCAATGTCAACAGCTGATTGGCTGTCCTCGAACTCTTCGCCGCCGAAATCACTGTCGATGCTAGCAAGACTATTCAGCTCTGGCCGTTTGTCGGACTCTTCAACGAGCGTCGGCTTGCCTGTCGGTTTAACTACCAACTCACCAAGCAGCTCGGTAAACTTCTTCTTGCCGATTGCCTTCTCCATTGCGGTAATGCCGAGAATCGACTTAGGTTCGTAGATCAAAGCCGCATAACCGTCCTGCTCCAGCAGCTTGCTTTCAACGGCTTCCTTACTGCTGTAAACACGGTTGCTCTTCCCTTCAACAAGCTTCCAGCCAGGGTATTTAACTCCATTCTTCTCAGCCTGCTCAAGCATGTGGTCCTTCACGTCGCTCGCCCAACTGGCTAGATCGTCGATCTTACCCCGAATGTCTGCAAGCTCTTCAATAGACAGCAACCGAGCCTCGCGGAACTCGTATTCCATCAGCTTGAGATTCATTTCAGCACGAGCGCGGCACTGGCTACGAGCCTTACAGAACTTACAATGCTCGCCTGCGACCGTCTTGCCTTTACCAGACAACGCCAGCTTAGCGCCCGGCTTCACAGTCTTATCAGCCCATTCCAGCAGCTCATCCGCTGATAGCTCTTCGGTCGAAATGTCATCGAGTCGAGGCTGGACAATCGTCATGCGAACACTGTGGATGTCGTACAAGAATCCGAATCCGTTGATCGCTCCCAGCCCATACAGCCGCAGTTGAGGGTTGCCGATCGCGGAGACCGGCACACCCTTACCGTATTTCAAGTCGATGACTTCAAGCGAACCGTCTGCGATGATGACCACGTCACCAGTACCGAATCCCTCCGGAACCCACGGCGAGAAGTCGAGCCGTTCTTCAAACAGAACCGTTGCGTCTGGCGTCTTTGCACGGGCAGTGTTGATCCGCTCAATGACTACGTCGATATATGTCTGGATGTAATCTTCCATCTCTTGCGAGTAGAAACCATTTGTTTGAACAGCCGCTAAACGTTCGACATGCTGCTCCTTGGTTATATGTCCAGCCCACAGGGCCAGATGAAGCTCGGATAGCTCGTGCGCGAATGTTCCTTCGTCACTGTGAGTGCTGCTACTGTCGACGTTCGAAAACATCTGCTCGAGCGATACACTACCAGGACAGCTGAGCCAGCGTTTAGAACCAGACGCTGATAGCTTAGCGTGCGCTCTTGTCGAAGGGGCCTGTTGAGCCAAATGCCTCTCCGCCTTTCCCTTTCGGACTTCTCATGTCATTGATCATGCAACGGAGTGAGCAATACAGGTCGTGACCTTTCTTCCATACGACTTGCCCCACCTCCAGCGGCTTCTCGCAGGCGTCGTGTTCGCATTCACCGACGACGATAGGCTCGTGTAATTCGGCTTGCATTAAGCGGCTGCCTTCTCGAGCTTTTCAAGCTCTTGGAAGAAGTCCGAGCGTTTATCTTCTGGCACCGTGCTGATGTTCGCGACACCAAACTTCGTCAGCAGCGCCTTAACCTGGGCTTGTTTCCCTGACTGTGCAACAGCCGTTGCCTTCGCCCTAAGAGCTTCAATCGTCACTGACAGCTCATCGCTTCCTGTAGCGCCCGCCTGCTCTTTCTCAGGCTCTGGCTCTGGCTCAGGTTCTTGTTGCTTGGCTTGCGGTTCTTCTGGTTCCGCAACAGCAGTAGTCGTTGTTTCAGCAACAGCCGTTTCAGTGCGAGCTGTGCGCTGTCTGCGCGTTGTCGTTTTAGTGTCCGTCGACTCTTGTTCAGGAGCAGCTACAACAGTTGAAACAGAATTGATCGTGAGCGCACCATTGAAGAACGTTGCAAGCGCCGCAAGCTGTTGAACCGTTTCTGCTGCATTTTCACCAGAGATTTGAATGCTAATTGACATATGAATCCCTCCGTAACATGTATTTGGTTAAACTTGAATGCCTGTGATTTCTTCAAATACAGCAGCATCAAAATTCGGCATCGATTGAATGCAAATCTTTTGATCGTTGTCTAACGAATTCCAGAGATTCGACCAAGCCTGCTTGTATTCAATCTTGTTGCCTTCATCATCCACAACAGAGAGTCGGCGGCAGAGATAATAGGCACGACTGCTGGTGAAATCCTCGCGAGTGATTGGGCTAGGCTTATTAAAGAGTAAGAATTCAGGCTCTACAGAACAGAACGAGCCACTAGAATAATTGCAGCTATTGAAATCGCCCGCGTTGTAGTGGCCCGCGTTGTAGTGGCCCGCGTTGTAGTGGCCCGCGTTGCGGTTGCCCGCGTTGTAGTGGCCCGCGTTGTAGTGGCCCGCGTTGTAGTGGCCCGCGTTGTAGTGGCCCGCGTTGTAGTGGCCCGCGTTGTAGTGGCCCGCGTTGTAGTGGCCCG